GAAAATGTCCAAAGAGTTAAATTTTCTGTAAAACCCGAAAAAGATTTTAAAATTCATTCTATCCCCATAGATTAAAAGCCACGCCCCTTAACGCTTAATTAAAGCCCTTAAAACTTAACACTCCCTCTATATTCTGAATAATAGGATTGTTTTCAAAATTGCGTTTGCTCCGAAATATCTTGTTGAAAGGGTGTCTGCCCTATAAGTTTCCCCGTTTAAAGTTACTTTATCGTTCTTATTTAGGGTTACTGATGGATTAATAAACATTCTAGCATCTGCACCTTCAGATAAACCACTCTTATTAAAATCATATTTTGTGTTAGAATTCTCAAAAACACATGAAAAAGTATTTGTTGAGCCATTGGTATAAGATTTCTCTCCAGTAATATTATTTATTTTAACGGTAACTGGGGTTCTTGTTGCGGTTTGTCCATGATCCACCAATGGTCCAGTATCGAAATCTGTGCTAGTTGGCATTATGTTAATATAGCCGGGAATGGTCTAACTCTTTTAAGAATATCATTTCTCTCAGAAATAAATTGATTAATTGTTTCTCTGAATTGAGTATACGGCTCCCCCTTTTGAACTTGAAATTCTCCCATCGTATAACCCACTATGTCGTCATATGATTGACCTACTGCTCTGCTTACTGCTGCAATTCCAACCGCTACCTTCATTAATCGTTTAATAATGCTAGGAACAACCATTAAATGGATTATGCTTCCAGACTCGTGAGTTTGATCTAATTGATCTACTGTTATTTCTCCCGTACCCGTTGCTGTTATTTTAGCGACTTCTCTATTTTTATCTGTTCCAAATATTTCTATATAATCTCCATCATCGAATGAACTTTCATCAGCAACACTTAATGCTATGCTGGTTCCTGCAATACTCGCTGCGTCTGTACTTGTTGAGGTAACTTTATCCCATTCTACTGCTCCAAATAAATATTTTATAACTACTCCTCTTCTTATTTCAGTAAAGGTTGATGCTTCTGCATTATTAGCTAAAATAATTTGTCCAGATTTCTTAAAATATAAATTAGATACAGACAAACTAACATCGTTCGATTCCAAACTTCTAACTCCTAACAATGGACCTCTTCTTGTAAAAATTAAATCTCTTCCATTCCCATCCAATACATCAATTTCTTCTATTGGAGTATAAGATGTGTTTAGGTATCGCTCTATTTGATATTCTACGTCTTCAATTAAATCTGTCATATCGGCATCACTAATTAAATCAACTGATATACCAGATACTACTCTTGCATCTGCAACACTTATAAATCTGATGGCCATTATTTCTGACCTTTCTTTTTAGATTTCTTTTTAGATTTCTTTAAAACTTTGGTCTCTACTTCGGTTTTACTTATCTTAGATTTTAATGCAATGTTCATCGGGTGTAGTTCCTTAAGCATCTCCATGTCTTCTTTATTTTTAGTTGAAAACCCGCCTTTAATGATTGTTCTGCCGTCTTTTTTTGTTAGTTCGCTCATTCTTTACCCCCCACAAATTTTTCATACAATGAGATGTGTTGGTTATTTAGCTTATTTTCTTTGTCTAATTTTAATAAAGCATCTTTAATTATCTCTAAACCTTTGTCACCAAACTCTATTTCTTTATTTTGAACACTCTCCGCATTCCAAGCTATTTGGTCTCCGTTTTGTTTTATGCCCCAATCTTTTAATTCTTGTTCAGAAAAACCAAAATCTGTTCGCATGTTATTAATTACCTTTAGGCTTAAGAAATTCGATTCATTTGGAAGTAAACCTAGGGCGGTTAGTCTTTCAACTATATTAAGACTTATTTTCATAAGATTATTATGAATTTTAAGTTTATATATTTTGTTATAATAAAAAATATTAAAAAATATTAAAAAAAAATAAAAAAAAAATAAAAAAAACTATATTTAACTCTTAGCGTCGTATACGGCTATGTATCGCGTTGTGCTTCCAATCATTACTTTGATGAATCCTGCATTAGCTGTTCCACTAATGTCATTCAAGATGCTTCCGTTTGTAACTGAAACTAGTGTTCCATCATCAGCAAATTTGAAAACTTCACTCGACATACAATCTGTGAATTCCATTCCTGAAACAAAGTCTAGTGAGCCTGAGCCCTTTAGAACTTTTATTCCAACGAAATCACCGTTGATAGTTGCCGAAGCGTGCACATTACTTGAAAAGTAACCTGCAGTTAATACTGCGCCTGAATCAAGTGTGAAAGTTGCATCACATTCTGCAGTTGCTGCCATAGCGGATTCTATTCCACCAGTTGCAATTGCTACAGTACCTGATTGCTCATAGTAACACATTTGTCCTACGTGAACACCTGCTGCTAAATTTGCTTTAACTCGCATATGTCCGACATTGGCATAAATTGATATGTTTTGAGTCTGTGCTTGGTTCACTAGCATTCTTGTTCTAATTCCTCTTAGAACATTTCCTGCAGTAATTTCCGCTCCACCACTAGGTAATTCAGTAAATATTGCCATTGCGTCTAGATTTGCATCATTCATTGCTAAACCGGTGCCATCACCAAAAGCTGCAATACTGAAAGTGCTTCCAGCCACTATGCTATCCATAGCGAACGCGCCAGTCTGTGTTGTGGGTCCATCAAGATTAATTGCTGTAGCTCCCGCTAAAGTAATTGTGTCTTGAGTCAAAGTTGTAACATCTGATGCATCTGTAAGGGTTCCGTCATCTTCTAAAGTAATATCGCCACTTAATTTTATGGCTCCTGTAGTATCTGTCAAAACTATTGCTGCAGTTCCATCATTAGCTAGTAAGTTTGTCACTTGCAAGCTAGTAGTTACTGGTATCGTACTAAATGTTAAAACACCTGTACTATCTGCAATAGTGGCACATGCTGTGCTGTCTGATGCTTCAAGATTAGCTGTATTAACCGTAGTTGCTGTGATAGCTGTTACACCAGTCACATTTCCACCAGTTACTGAAACTGTTCCATCTGTGATGGTTCCTCCAGTTATTGTGCCAGTTACATTTAAAGCTTCATCAAATACAACATTTCCAGCGTCAACCTTAATTGCTTCGACATTGGTACCAGTACAGTTTATGTATAAACCGTAAGCACCAGCTGTTCCTGCGCCTGTTGTTTGCTCAATTGCTACAACATTAGATGTACTTGAAATATTACCTGTAGACGTGAATCTAGCCAAATCTTTTCCAGCTGTTAAAGCGCCGCTTCCGTCAACCGTGAATCCATCATCAGTACCGTTATATGTTTGTGCATAACTTCCAGTTACCGTCAAAGAATCAGTTGATGCGTCACCAAACGAAAAATCACCTGAAACTGTTAAGTCTCCTGTAATATCTATATCTCCAGAAACTAGCAAATCATTATTTGCTGTTACGTTTCCTGAAAGAATGATGTCATCAGCTCCTGATCCATCTGAGGATATGGTTAACTTACCATCGGCACTGGAGTGCATATAAATGCCGGTATCCCTAAATTGGATTTTTTGATCCCCTCGCACAGTTATAGTCTTTCCGATTCCTCGGTTTGTTTCTTGAAATGTAGGTGTATCTACTCCCATTTTATTATTTCAAGAATGACTATTTACCATATACGATGTAAACTCGTTTCTTATCTGAGACTGTTGATCCACCGATTGTGATTGTTAATTCTCCGTCAGCAACTATGGTTGTTGGTGCTTCCGCAACAATAACTGAGTTTTCTGTGGTATGAATAAAACCTTCAATACCTAAAAAGGTACTAATTCCATAATCCGATAAATCTAAAACCAAAGTGTCTGCTGTGTCTGCTGTTGCTAGTGTTTCCACTAGAATTGCTTTCCTACCGCCATTTGGCATTATCTCATCAAAGTTCGAAGTTGAACTTATATTTGTCATTTCTTCTTTTTCTCCTATTTAATTGTTTGATTGGGCTAAGCCCATGAATATTAAAAAAAAATAATAAAAATAATAAATTGTGTTTATAAGATGTTTACAATGCTAGCATTGAACTCAGGCGCTCTCATAATCAAACACTCATACATCTTTAGATAGAACTTTCTACTATCATTAACTTGCGCTAATAATTGATAAGTCATATCTAATAATACTCTCATTTCTATCCAATCCATATCTAAGAAATAGATACTTCTTGCAGCAGCAGTATCATCAAGATACATGCTTGGGATTACTGGTACGTCACCAATTATTGTCATTAAAACAACTTGTGATGAGATTCCAAATCCTAAGCTTACTCGCATATCAGATGGACCCATTCTAAATGAATCTATCATGATTTTTCTAAGAGCTATTAATGCGCTTGTTGATGCAACAGCCAAGTTTGGTCGTCCACCAGCATTAAATGCTTCAGCAATTGCTGCTTCTACATTAGCCCAAGTAAGTTCTGCTCCGGATAGGTCTGTCTGGTTAGTTGTTGATTGTAATGCAATAATTCCGTCGAATTCTGAACCGTTAGGTCCTGAACCAACTGAAGTTGTCGCGTTACCATTGATTATCAAGTTCTCTTCAAGTTCTTTCAATGCTCTAGCAGCCAATAAGACTTCTTGTTGCATTGCATTTGGTGCAGATGCATCAGTCCATGGGTTACCATTAACATTTCCAGCTCCTGTAGCTTGAAATTGACCTAATGTGAAAGCAGGTATAGCCGCTTCAGCAGGTCCAGTAACTCTTCCTACAGAATAAAGATACTTTATTGTTTTACTAAGTCTTGCTCTTGTGTGAGCAACATCAGTTAAAGCAGCATCTTCAATATCAGTAGTTGCAGCACCTTTAGCAGTTACACGAATGTAGTCTGCAGTTATACCTTGATTACTAACTCTTGGAACAAGTTCTGTCAATGGAGTAAACTTTCTTGAAATATCAACAATTCTAGTGTCTAGGTATACTGGAATTAAAGCATTCCCTGCAGTTCCTACACCACCAGTAGATGTATTAAGTGATTTTGTTTGAACACCGTAAGCCTCTCCCATAACACTACGCATATCGATTCCTTTAAGTTGAGCTCCATAGCTTCTACTTAAACCTTCATGATATGGTTGTTTAGATGGGAAATTTCCGAATGACTTCGCATAAATTGATTCATCACCTTGGTATGTTCCAGTTGTGGCTATCATTTTAATAAGTCGAGTGGAGCTGATTTCTCAGCTTGAGGTTTTACGTTTTTGTTTTCAACAATAGCTTTTGAAATAGCTTTAGATTCTGGTGCTTTAACTTCTTCTAAAAGAGCTAGTCTTTCATTCAAAGCTTTGATTTCTTTCATCACATCTGCAACAGGCTCTGGTTTAGATTCAACTTTAGGTTCAGACTCTGGTTTAGATTCTGGTTCCACTGATTCTTCGGGTTTAGCCTCGGGTTCAGCTTCTTCTTTTGCTTCCTCTACTGCTTCAACAACTTCTTCTTTCGATTCGGTCGGTGCTTCTTGTTCAACAATTTCTTTCTCACTCATATTTTCCTCCGTTTTTAATTTAATTAATTCATTTCCCTTATGGGTAGATTGTGATTTGCCCTTAACTTCCAGCTTCGGGTCTTCTTTACATTTTTTGATTTCTTCTTCATAAGCGTCTACGCTTTTCATAAAAACATTAACTATTTCGGCATGTGTATTAACTGGATTGCCTGTCAAAGCTACATTTAATAATTTAACATCATCTAAATATCTAGCATCGTCCATTGATTTTGTTCCGTTTGGAATGTATGCTATACTGAATGCATCTAAAAATTTATCAACAATACTTCCTTTAATCTCTTGAAACTTAGAATGGAATTTGTTAATTACTGCTTTAACTCTTAATCCCTTAGAATCTATCGTTGCGTCAATAATTCTTCCTACGGGTAGTTTGGTTTTATTCAATTCTCGGTCTAAATCTGAGTCTCCCCTAAAGGCTTCATGCTCGTAATCTAATTTAATGTTTCTTTCAAGTATTTGTCTTTGCATTGATTTTAAACAGTTGTCGGTGACTATGTCATTAACCAAATCTTTATCTTTTGTAGAGATATGACCTTCTATATAAAATTCTTCTTCGCCCTTCAGACTCACAATGTTATGATTAATTGGAGTAGTAAATATGAAACTCATATAAGAGTATGTCGTTTTTTCTTTTTATTCTTTATTAAAGTTAATTAATACTAGAAACAAGTGATTCTTTTAATCTATCTTTCATAGAATGATTACCTAAACCCTCATCTAAAAAGAAAATAACAGAATCTCGGTCATTAACTTGGAATGGTGGGACTAAACCAGAATATTCTTTTCCTTTTACATTAACAGAAAATACTTCATCAAGTTTAATAGATTTTTCTTTAGAGCCATACTTTCTGTCCATTGCTTTACTTACTTCAGTGGTTCGAGAATCATTTACTATTGAGATATATTTTCTCATATCTGTGTTTGCTTTTTTTGCTGCCTCTAATGATCCAAAGTTTTCTGTTCTTGCTGTTTCTGTTCTTGCTATTGCATTGGCACGACCATCTGCAACATCAAATACTGATTTAACCCTTTCACTAATCTTCCCGATTCCTTCTCCGTTCATTATTCCCATTCTTAATTGTTGTTTTAGTTTATTTTCAATATCTGCCTCCATCCCTTTTATATTAGAAAATGTATTATTTGATAAAAATTGTATCTGTTCATAGTTGGGATTTACATCTTGGTTGGTTGTTCTTTCAACGCTTTTCATCCCAGATTCATATAAGCTCTTTGTTATAACATCAATATATGGTTTTAAGCCATCAAAATTTAAGAAACTTTTTACTTTGTCTATAACAGAACTTAATGATTTAATTTGGGTCAATCTGTCTTTGCGAGCCTCTTCCCTTAATGCGTTTAATATTTCTTTTTCTCTTTGTCTCAATAGCTTACTAAAAGTTCCCATTACCTCATTTTCTTTTGGTGCTATTGGACTCGATGTCATTAAACTTTTCTTTTCTTTTTCATTTTCCTTCTCTTTTTCTTGCTTTTTATTTTGTTCATTTTGTTCATTTTGTCCTAATGCTGGATTGCCAAACTTTTGAAATGCATTGGCCATATTGTCTGACTCGAAAGAGTCTCCATCATCTAATTCTTCTAGTCCTTCCTCTCTTCTTATTTCGTTTCTTGTCTTCAATTTTGTATTAATCTGTTTTTCATATAGTTCATATTTCTTAAATTCGTCATCAATATCATATGTATCAAATTCGAATTTCAATTCATTTCCAAAATCCCATTCGCTTATTATATTGTTGTTTATGAAATATTCTATTGTTCTAATCAATGGTAAAATGGCTTTTCTTTTGAATACCTTATTTTGACCTGTTTCTGTTGCCTTGTTTGAATCATCAGTAAAACCTAATTCACTAGGAGTTACTCCATAAGATGCCCATGTTAATTTACTAAACCATTGTTGTGATTCTAATAATTGTAATTCTTGAGAGCTAAATTGAACATTTACAAATGCAGCATTTTCTGTGTTAGTTATTGGAACTCTATGAAAACTCTTTTTAAGACGCCCCTGACTATTTTTCTTTATTTGCAATTCATTCCATCTGTCTCTGAATGCTTCCATTTCTTCTGTATTTGAACCAGCTAAATTAATAAATCCCTTAGGTATGTTATTATCTTCAAAATAATCTAAATTATATTCTGCAGAATAAAGCAATGTTTGAATAACTTCTTGTATGGATTCTGTCGGAGATCGTCCATATATTTGTTCTGTTTGCGGATTCTTTTCAAACCATACTATTTCTTTTCTTCCAAATGCTATTGGGCGGCTAGTTGTTAAAAATCCAAATTGAAAATAAGCTGCTTGTTCTGCTGCTTCTACCAAGCTCATTCCTTGTCCTTCAAAGTTTTGTTGACCTGTTTGTGGATTAATTGTTATGCCTATTTGGTCAGTTATTATATCGGCTCTGTGGTTGTATCTCCCGTGTATGTCTGGGTTCTTTAAAAAAGAGGCACTATCTGCACAAATTATTTCAACCATTTTATCATTTTTATCAAATTCTTTTACCCATATGCCAGAATCTAAATCTAATAAGTCATTTAGCATTTGTCTTAATAAATATTCTAATGATTGATTGTTAGTATTTGGATTTTCAAAGAACGCTTCTATTTCTTCAATTTTAGAACTTAATGCGCCTTCTTGTTCTTTGTCTGAATCTTTTGGTTTGATAGACCATCCAATAGATACTACTTCATCGATTATAACTTGTTTAGCCATTGCAACTTGTGCTGCTTTACCTAATCTTCTCAATGTGATAACATCTTTATATCTTGGAGTTCCAAATGGTGGTTTAAATAAGAAGTTTGGCAATAGAACTTTATTGATTGCTCCTCTTGAGCTTTCATCTGCAAACATCACCCTAGGAGGATTTGCTTTCTGTTCTGTTTTCTTAAAATAATCTAGTATTCCCATGATCATGAAGGTTAAGTGATGTTACTATATGTTTTCTTCTTTTTTATTCTTTATTATAGTGTAATTACTCTGGGCCTTAATTCAAAATACATTCTCATCATTAGAGTGTCTCCTATATCAGTTGATCTTCCAATATTTTCTCTTATTTCATCTTTGCCAATAACTCTTAATTTTCCTTCTTTATCTGTGTCCTTTTGTTTGATTTGCTCTAGGTCTCCGATTAAAAGTGCTTTAGCTGTTGGGTCTATGTTTCTATAGCAACCTATTTGTCCTGAATTTACTCTATTGGCTAATTCGAACCAACATTGGCTTTTTATGTTTGTATAATTATAAGTTATCGGTCTGTTTTTAGAATATTTTGTTTTACCTATTGCTGATGAATTATTCACAAATCCTTTAATTCCTTTGGTGTCTTTAACTAATCCGAATCCGACCCCATCTTCATCAGCCAAACATTGACTTCTTGGTATTTTATATTTTATTAAAATTTCATCTAACTCTTCACTTGATATATTATCCATTGTAATTATCTTTGTTATAAAGAATCCATCCCAGAATGTTAATACTGTTTTATCTCTGCCGCGCCCAGCTACATCAATTATTAAATATTTATTTCCTCTTTCTGCATCATTTGTGAACATATCAATAATTGCATCATATTCAAATAATCTATTCGGATCATCATCATATTCCCAATTTCCTAATAAAAGTCTCTCTTTTGTTTGTTTGTCTGCTCTCTTTAGGCTCTCGATGTATGTTTGTGGAATATGTGGGTTATCTTTTGCTAGTGCTTGTATAAATGCCCTCTGTTTTGTTATCACTTTGTCTTTGTCTGACTTATAAAATTCAATATATGACCAGTTCTTTGCTGGATTTGTACAATAAAGAGCCTTTCCTATTATTCCGAATTGATCTATTTTATATCTAAGCCTTGTTAATAAAATTTGTTTAGCCTTTATTGGTATCTCTGAAATTTCATCTAAGAATGCCCCTGTGTACTCTGTGGATCCTAATGTGTCAAACTCTGGGTCACTTGGTTGTTGCTTCATATCTTGTAGAATAACCTCTGAGTTTTCAAAGTTAGGAAATACTATTGATCCATCCATTGAATTATATTTGTAATCAATATCTCGCTTAAAATTAAATATTCCTTTCTTCCCCGATCCTAATATCTCGAATAATGTCTTTAATGTTGATTGCTTTAATCTTTTTAATTCTGCTCTACCCATTAACCATCTTGTGCCTGGGTATTTCATACAATTTAAGACCAACCAAAAGCATCCAAGTAGGCTCTTTCCACCACCGGCACCTCCACCAAATAATAATTCCTCTGTTGTGTTATCATTTAAAACTTCTAATGCTTCAAATTGTTTTATTGTCGGTTCGAACGTTATTTCTTTCATTAGGATTTATGATGTTTATTTGAACCTTAGTGGTTGTATTCCCAGAATGCTCAACATTGATCTGATCTCCATAACCCCTATCTCTGTTCTTTGTCTTATTAAAATGCAATACGACTGCTGGATTTTTGTCTTTAAGTAAACTAAACATCATGCTTTCACCGAAATCTTTCAAATTTAACCTAGCAAGTTCTATTTCTTCTTTGAATTTTGGTATTTCTAACCATCTATAGAATGTTTTAGGAGACTTAATCCTTGCTTTTGCACAACTAGGAGTGATTAATCCCATATTGTTTTTGAATATCTCTATAAAATCCATTTGTTTTTTTGTTAGATTTCGTGTTATTTTTGTCATTTTTGTCATTTTTAATATTAATTAATATTAGATCTCTCCTTTTTATTTATATTTTCCCATGTATGGCCACATTCTGGACAGGTATGTTCGAATTCTGTTTCCTTTTTGCTACCTATTAACTCTATTTCTCCTTGTTTTTCCCATATTTCGCTTATTTCTTGGTTGTCGAAACCTGTTGCGTCGAAGAAGTCTGTATCTTCTAGGTTATAGAATTCTTGCTTTAATACGTCTAGATCGAAGTCTGTTATCATGTTTAATTTATTATGGGCAATTCTATATGCTTTCTTTTGTGGTTCTGATAGGTTACTTAATCTTATTACGTCAATTTCTTTATTGGAATAATTAGTAATCTGTTTTAAAGCCATTAATCTTCCGTGTCCTTCTATTATTTCGTTATTTTCATCAATCGCTATTGGATCGTTGTAACCAAAATTAATTATGCTATCCTTAATTTTATCTATTTGGTTATCTGTATGCTTTTTTGAATTATTCTTATATTCTTTTATCTCGTTTATGTTTATTTTTTCAATTATCATATTCTATTAATTTTTCTTTAATTAGTTCGCTTTCTTTGATTATGTCGTTTAGTTTTATTATCAATACGTCATCTCCGGGTTTTATTTCGCATCTTTTTCTTATTCCTACTAACTTTTGACCAGATTTTCCTATTTGATATACTTTTGCAACTTCTGTGTTCATTTTAATTCCTCTATTTTAACTATTGCAAATTCTTCATCGTCTTGAATCTTAGTCATTGTGTGTTTGAATATCATTTTATCATCTAACCCTAAAGCATCGAATATTGAATCTATCAAAAACTTTTCTCTATTAGAAATATCCTTTCTTTTGATTTCTCCTGTTTTTGTATACCAATCTTCATGAATATCTACCGAAACTTTTAATTTATTGCCGGCCATTCTCTTTTCGAAGGCCTCCATTGGGTCTGTTTTAAAAATTATAATTTCATTTATCTTTTCTTTCAATTTCTTTGCTTCTGGTTTGATATATTTTCTTGTTCCGTTCTGTCCATATAGGTGATTTATGGTCGGAGTTTTAAATGGTATTTTAATAATCATTAATATTAATTAATATTTAAATTATTTAAATGTTTCTAAAAAAAATAAAAAAACCCCGATTGGGATTTCTCCCAACCTGGGTAAAAAGAGGTGATAATAAACTTAATATTTAAATGTTTTCATTTAAGCCTTGCTTTCTCTTTAAGTTCGTTTAGGTCTCCCCTTAGAACTTTCAAATGATCTTGATAAGACTTTAATGCACCTTCTTGTTGCTTGAGCTGTTCTCTTATGTTTTCAAGTTCTGTGAACTTTTGAATCTCTTTAATTTTTTTAATAAATTCTTTTTGCTCATCAGTTGGCTCTTTCGTTTCCTTTAATATGCCTTCTTCTTTATCCTTAAGTTCTTTAATTAATTTTTCAGTTCTTCTCACAACTTCTTCTGATTTAGATTTTGATCCTTCAATATTCTTTCTTAGTTCTAAGATTCCCTTCTGATTAAAAACTTTTGTCATATTAACTTTGGTAAATTCAGATTCTTCTTCTTCTGTTACGGTTAATGCCTTGGTTCTTTCATTATATTCTAATTTTCTTTTCATTTTTATACCTCCTGTTTATTTTGAATAATAAAGTATCTTTATTTTATTGAGAAGTTTCAATAAACTTTCTCCCTTTTCTGTTAATTTTACAGAATATCCTCGATCCTTGTTGATTGTATGTTCTTTTATAACAATTCCTTTTTCTGACCATCTATTCACGATATTGATTATATTTATATAAGTTACTTTAGAAAATTTTGCAACGGCCAACATATTTGGATTCTTTCGTTTGATAAAATTCAATACTTCAATATTTCTTTCTTTAATAGTTCCTACATACATCTTTTTTGATGCACCACTTTTTTATAGTTAAACTAATATTTATTAATATTTAAATGTTTCTAAAATTCTTTAAAATGGTATAATTTATGACATCCTGAACAAAGCATTTTTATATTTCTATGCTCATATTTTCCACCTTTGCATCCTCTTCTTATTCTATGAGGTTGTAATTTCAATATTTCTTTCTCGTTTTTGTGACATTCTTCGCAACAATTATTAACAAAATCACTTAATAGCTTTCTTTTTTTCTCTGATAATCCCATCTTTTATTTTAAACTTATTAAATACATTAAATGCTACATTTAAATGTTTACATATCCCAAACAATATTGTCTTATCTCCATCTTTTCCAAGTCTTCTATACATAAAGTCCTCACAAGAACAACTAAAATCTATTATTTTTCCATCTTCAAATTCTGCCCATTGAATATGTCTTCCAATTTCCCAAAATTTCTTCATTTTATTTTTTCAATTTTTACTATATCACCAATTTTCCAATTTTTTGTTATATTTGTTTCTGGTATTGATACCATTTTATAATTATATCCATTAAATCTTATATTCATCGCGTCTATTGTTCCATCACATTCATAATCAAATACGTCCATTCTATAATCCATTTTTCCATTATTAAATTCTATATAATCTCCGCATGTTTTTGCGCTAGCTAGACTTGAAATCATACAAAACCCTATTATTGATATTAATTTTTTCATTTTTAATTTATAAAGGAGAGATAGTGATAAATTATGAATTGACCTAGAGGTAATTAAACCCTCATCTCTTCGTTGCAAACGAAGTGTTCTATCGTTGAACTATAGGCCATTACTTATTTGATGTATTAAGCGAAATCTTTTTTCCAATCGCTCTAATAAAATTTATGCTTCTTCTTCTGCAACTTTTGCATTATTAGTTGCCCAGCGAAGCGCTCTCGCAATTGCTCTAGTTTCTGCCATCCTAATAAAGTGTGGCTTGATCATATCTGATTTAATACCTTCTGCATCTCCGTGTGCTTGAAATCTTCTTATGTTATTTTCAGCATATTCTATTTCTACTACTGACTTAAAGATCGCTCGTTTTGATTCATAATCTGCAGAAATTAATTTTGTGCTTATGTTAAGCTTATCTCCGAATTTTTCGTGAGCAGTTGACAATAATTCTTTAAAATTTGTCATATCGTCTGTCCATTTTTTATCTATTTCTGATGCTTTATTAAAAATTTGTTCTTCTGTTTGTTCTAATTTAACAAAACTTATTTTCTGAGTATCATCATCAAATCTCACTTCATTCACTCCCAAGTGTAAAAAGCTTTCTTTAACGTGTTCCATTACTTCATATTCTTTTGATTTTCCATCCTTTTCAACGGTTACTTTCGGATAATTAACGTGTGTTATTTTTGCTATCATTTTCCCTCCTTCTAATTGTATTTAAATTTAAGATCATTTCTTGTCTTGTTATCTCTATTTCTTGACCTGCTTTATGCATTTGTTCTAAATAAAAACATGCCCACTCCATAAGTTTTTTACTTATCATTGTATTTTGCGCTTTTAATTCTGCTATTTTCTCATCTTTATCTAAAATTAATTTATTGATTTTATGTCGTTGTGTTTTTGTTAAAATTATCATTTTTGTCTCTTTTTTGTTCCTCTTTGATATTTTTTATTTATTTTAGTTTTTGGCTTCATATTGTGCTCCAAATCGTGACATTTTCTACACATAAATATAAACGGTGGTCTGTGTGCTCCTATAAGACTATGTCTATTTAATAATCTTATCTTTTTACATCTAATACACTTCCCTAATCGCATTTTAAATCCCCAAATTTTTCCTCTTCAATACATTCAAAGCACTGAAAGAATCCATTATATATTCCTTCGTCATATTCATAGTTTATTCCACATAATTCACACATCATATTAGTTTCTCCAATTCATTCAATTCTTTTCTACATTTTTTTATTTTTTGTAGTAAAATTTTGTCTGTTTCTCCTCTAAAAAAAAGAGCGTTGTTTTGTGCTTGGAGGTGTTTTAATTCTTGTAGTTTTTCTTTTAAAGGTGTCATATTATTATTCCCCTAACTCTAAATAGAATATATGCTAAATGTGCCCCACAGGTAAAAGAAATAATGAAATCCATTATTGAGATCATTCTTTAATCTCCTGATGACATTTATCGCAAACTTTTGGTTTTTTTATGTCAAATCTATTTTTCCATTCTTTTTCCGTAACTTCTTTGTTAAGTATCCAAAACTTCTTATCATCTTTTTTATCTAATTTTAAATTTATACACATAAACCCATTTATTAAATTTCTACAAGAATTACAAAAATAACAAGAACTACAAAAATTACAAAAATTACAAGAATCACAAGAACTACAATAATAACAAGAACTACAAGAATCACAAAAATCACAAGAATTCATTTTTGCTTATCCTTTTCTTTCGATAAAACTAAATCTTGAAATTCTAATTTTTTACTAAGTTCAGCTTCAAGTTCATAGTTTTGCTTTATCCTCTCATTTTCCTTAGTTAATCTATCAATCATTTTTTGATTGTCTTCTATTATCATTTTTGCTAATTCTTTACTATTCATACTATTTTCCAGTAGATTGTTTTTCTACCTGTATTTAAATCTGGACCTTGAAAGGCTACGCCTACAAGCTTTTTATTTCTTAATTCATGAACTCTTGGAGTTATCGAGTTTATCGGGTAATTTAGTTTATCTGCTATCATCTTATTATTTGCTTGTTTTAGATGTTTTAAGGCATCGTAGACGACTTTTTGTCTTTCGCCAAGGGTTTTATTAACTTCTTCGAATGCGTTAATTGAGGTGCTTTGTATCATTTTTCTCCTGTATATATTTAGCTGGGTCTGCACATAATCTTCTTAAGTCTTCTACTTTTAGGCCATCTTCACTCATTTTTCTTAAAGTTGCGCCGTTTAATATTATATTCATTTTTTGTAATAAATCCTCACTTCTTTTCCTACCATTATTTTTGGTAAAATTATATGTCCGCTAGTTCCGAATCTTTTAACTTCACAAATCAAATCTGCTTCTTCTAGCGTGTGTGTTATTTCGACTTTGTTTTTCATAATATATATAAGAAATATATATTTATAAATGTTTCTATTGCCTCATCCACTTGTTTTCATCTAGCTTTCCAGACGGTGATTTGACATTTTTGGTTAATTTTCTGCAAATTTTAAAATCTTTATTTTTAATTTCTTTAACTATTCCCTTACCTGTTGTTAATATTCTATTTGTTGGTCCCTTAACAATTTTCTTCATTTTATTAAAGAAACTAAAGGAATCCATTTCATCCGATATATTTAATTCTCTGCTCATTTTATTAATCTTAAATGAGTCTTCACATTCAAATTCTCTATCTCCATATCTTACTATTCCAAATTTATTCTCTTTTTTCATATAATAACTCCTTCGAAAGCTTATTCATTGCCTTTAATTTTTCATCATTACTTTTTTCTTTCCAAAAAAGTCTTTTTAATTTTTCATCATTACTAGCTTCTTCCAGTATTTTCTCTCTATTTTTAATATAATATCTGTGCCTATTGTTGGCCCTCATTTTTTTTATATGTGGCCTATTATAATACTCCTTTCTATCTAACTTTATTTTCTCTCTATTTTTTTCACGATATTTTTTTGCGCATTTTTTTGCGTTTTCGCTTTTATTATATTTTTTAATGCTTTCTGTAATTTTTGGTTTATTATCTGGATTATTGTGCCATATTATTGATTGTCTTTTTTTGACAATTCTTGAACATTCTTTACAATATTTTCTTGTATAATAGCATTCCATTTCTTTTCCGCATTCTACACAATTTTTTATCATTTACGTTTCCATCTTGATCTATTATATTTAATTGAGCACTTCTTTGAACAGGTTTTTGCTGTTGATCTTCTCATTGTTAGATTATCCCTTGTTCCCTTCTTTTTACCTTCTTTTCTTATAAAGTCTTTCCCGCATATAAATCATTTAACTTTCATCTCAAACCAATATTAATCATCATCTTTTAATTTATATCCTAAATTGTTTAATTCATCCTCTAATTTTAATAATTCATTAGATATATTTAAAACTTGCCCTTTTAGTTTCTTTCTTTCTTGAAGCATAGAATTTATCTTTATTGTTTGAAATTCTGGTTTTGTAGAAAAATATGCTAACATTGATTTCTTAATTGAATCTGATATATTAATTTTATTTTTCTTCATATACTTTAGAATCTCTAATGTCTCTTTGTCGTTCTTAGAAAAACTAATTGGTTGGATTATTTTATCTTTTTTCATACTAAAAAAAGTTATTAACTCAAGTTAATAACTTTCTGTTTTTATTTAATTTAGGTGTTGTTTTTTTCATTTTATTGTTTTATCTGTTTTTATAAACGGTATCCAATTTAACTAAATACCAAAACTACTTGGTTTTTATGTTAATTGCCTAATTTTTTTAGTTACCGAGACACTTAATCTTAATTTCTTAAAAAGTTATTAACTTGAGTTAATACCCTCTTTTTCTTGGTTTTTAGCATCAACTATCTTTAATATTTGTGTAGAATTAATGTATACGGTGTCTCCAAATTTATCTTCAATAACTATAAACGGTTCTTCATATTTTAAAACAATTCCAGTATAAATACCCTGCAAACTCTTACAAAAAATCCTCTTATTTATAAATTTTGACCAGTCCATTCTAAAAATATATAGAAAGATATTATTTAAATGTTTCTATGGACTTTATAATCTCGTCTTTAGATAAATATTTTACTACGAGACCTTCTATTAAATCCTTAACTTTTTCTTTGTATTTTATTCCCTCACCTACACAGATTAATTTGAAAGTCTGCTCTATTTGTGGGTCTAAATCTATTATTAAATGCATATTAATAATAGTAATATCAACTATATAAATGTTACTATTGATATTAATGATATTAATGATATTAATGATATAAATATATAGATATAATCCCGCCGGGACTTGAACCCGTATCACATGGATATTATCCATGTTTCTCTGCCATTGAGTTACGGGATCAAAAAAAAATAAAATAAAAATAAAACTAAATCTAATTAGTAAGTTTTTACAAAATCGGCACTTACAACTTCACATTCAGCGTCCTCGTAAGATTCGTCTTTATCTAAATCTTCTACATCAAAGTAAACAACAACTTTTGACTTTTCTTCGTCATCTTCGTCATCATCACCATCATTGAAATAGTAAACTTTTAATTCAAGCTCTACTGAAGCATCTTCTCCACTAACTGAAACATCAGAATCTTTAACTACAATTTCATTTAAGTCCTTGTATGATTCGATGGATGCTCCGTGTGAATTTAAGAAATCAACTAATTCTTTCTTAAAATCCTTAGAATCTATTTCGTCTAAACATAGGTCTAGTGAATAGGATTCTTTATCGTTTTCTAAGAAATAGTCATTATAAAGTTCTACCAACATGGGATCAGTAACATTCGATGTAACTTCAACAATCTTTTGAACTTCAATCTCTTTTACTTCTACATCGTTTGGAAATACAACCGCAGTAAATATTCCTCCCAATAAAAGACAAGCAACGCAAGCGCAAGCTAAAACATATCCTTCCATTTTTAAACCTCCTGTAAATTTAATTTGGCTTTTGCCATTATGAGAATCAATCATTTTTATAGAATTTATAGTATTTTATTGTTTAAAAAGCTTACTATTAAAATGCTCTTACTGCCCTTACACGACAATTGTCGTATCTTTTATTTGAATCAGTTCCTCCAGTAGGCATATATATTTTATAAGCATTTTCGCTTGTAATTTCAGTTGAACTCCAATAATTAACCGCTCCAAAACCACCAACACTATAATCATACAACTGAGTTCTGATTGCCTTTATTTCATCATAAGACGGACAAAACCAATCAGATTCGCCGCCAGAAGTTAGGTCGTGGCAATATTGACACGCAGTATTTGGGTCACCACCAGCAGTTATAAAATCTGCAGTATTTTGTGCCCCAGTTCCAATAGCTGTTTCGTCTCCGCCGGTTACTGTATTATAAAGTCCATAATCTGCACTTGCCCACTCTGTACCCACTGGTGCAGCTTCTAGCCCGTGTAAACCACCATCAGAAATATAAAAAACTATTCCCCCTCCTGGTCCAGTATCTCTTAACGCATAAAGGGTTTCTGTCTTCTCCATTGTCATTATTTGAACTGGATTCATGCTTGCTCAATTACGGATAACATATCCCATTTACTTGTTGCAGAGTTATAAACAAATCCTATACACATCTCAGTACTTGCGACTGTTGTGTTCGGCAAAGCTTCCTTAAATCCGTTATAAATTGCATTCCAAGTCAATGCCCTACCTGTTCCATCGTCTTTTGCTCTTACAAATAAAGTG